CCCGCTGCACCCGCTGCACCCGCTGCACCCGCTGTACCCTCTGCACCCGCTGCACCTGCACAGGATGCAGACGGCATTATTGCCGCGATTAACGCATTGGGCGCACAAATTAAAACTATGAACATCGCGGCAACCGAACAGCCAAAGCCCCAGACGGCGGAAGATGTGCTTGCAAGTATTATCTTGCCGTATAAGGCAGGTGAGTAATGTGCAACAGTTCTATACAGTGCAAGTTAAAGACGGCGGGGAGCCGGTAACTATCCATTTTGTGCGCCCAGTTAGAAAAATTATGCTTAATGTAATAAGCAACTATATCGGTTGTTCTATCGGAACTGAAAAAAATATAGATAAAATGCTTCTTTTGGGCTATAGTCACAGCGGTTTGTTAGATTTTCAAAGCGCCAACACAGGGAAAAGTGTACAAGATTTGACTTTTTGGAAACATGTGGGTGCCGGAAATTCGACTCTGACTGTTAGCATTATAGAATATGGTTCCGATGGCGATAATACATATTTTGAATGAGGTGTAAACCATGAATGATATGACTATTTTGCAGGCCGCTACTATCCTTGGCGCGGCTGTCGAACAGGCAACCGGTCAGAAAGTAATTACCAATATTTCCACGCCTGAACAGTTTGTCTCTGTCGCACAGACCGCCCTTAAAACCGGGTATGACCCGATTATTAACGCACTGTCGCAGATTTGGAGTAAATCTATTTACGCAGTGCGCGATTATTCCAGCCCGCTAACCAGCTTGGAGATGGACTTGCCGCGATACGGCAATGCACTGCGCAAGATTAGTCCCGTTGCCGCAAAAATGCAGGATGACCAGCGCTTTATCTGGCCTGTCGCGTATGATGCAAAAGGCCATTCAACCAACGCGCTTGGAAACGGCGAGAGCGTTGACATGTACAAAATCAGCAAGCAGGAAGTATTGCAAACCAACTTTTACGGCACCGCAGTCTACCAGCAGCGCTATACCACGTTCAAAGACCAGTTTGACGTTGCTATGTCTAGCGCCGACGAGTTTATGCGGTTCAACGCCATGAACATGACCGAACGCAACAACGATAAAGAATCTTATCGGGAAGCAGTTGCCCGCGGTATTCAGGCGAACTTTATTGCCGCGATTCTGGACGAAAAGCAGGCTTCGCGTGTTGTACATCTGTTGACCGAGTATAACACCGAAACCGGTTTGAGCCTGACGGCACAGAGCATTTACCAGCCCGACAATTTTGCCCCGTTTATGCGTTGGGTTGCTGCCAGAATTAACGTTCTGGCCCGCCTGATGAGTGAACGTACCCAGATGTACCAGACCGTTGTTAACGCAAAGCCCGTCTTGCGTTTTACCCGCGCCGAGAATCTGCGAGTTGCGCTGTATAGCAAGGCTTATGAACAGATGCGAACTATGGTCATGTCTCCCACTTACCATGACAATTATTTGTCGCTCGGCAACTTTGAGAGCATCAATTTTTGGCAGAGCATCGAGACCCCGGACAGCATCGCAATCACGCCTGTATATACCAGCACCACCGGCGCGGTCAAAAAAGCATCCGCAGAGGTGAAAAAGGCCGGAATTTTTGGCGTTATGCATGACCGTGATGCATTGGGTTACTGCTACACCAACACATGGAGCGCAACCACGCCGCTGAACATTGACGGCGGCTACTGGAACACCGCAGAGCACGCAACCATCAAGACGTTGCAGGACAACACCGAAAAGGCTATTGTACTGCTGCTTGACTAACTTCTAATAATAGCCCCGTGTCAGTTATGGCACGGGGTATTTTTGAAAAGAGGTGTGATTTTGAATATTACACTATATCAATTTGCTAAAAAACTGAACAGCACCGCCCTCCCGTCTGGCACTGCAAAAGGCGTGCAGGGCCAGTTGCGGGAATCTTGCAGCATTTTAGCGCCTGAAATTGGGTTTGTTGCATTTGGTCAGACGGAAAGCCCGCATGCATGGAACTATGCATATATCCCAGATTTTGGCAGATTTTATTTTGTTGACAACTGGACGTGGGCGGGTGGCATGTGGCACGCAAGCATGACTGTAGACCCTTTGGCAAGCTGGCGCAATGAGATTGCCAACAGTACAGAATATATTGTAAGAGCTGCAAGCGCTGTCAACCCCAATATTATTGATACCACATACCCTACATTAAGCTATGCAAGATTAGCAAGGCAGGATTTGCCTGCAATTTATACGGATAATGTGCAGGGTGGTACTTTTATTTTTGGCGTGCAGGCATCCGGCTATAATGCTTTTGGTTCTACAACCACAATAGCATGTAAGGCAGACGGTTTCAAAAAATTGATGAGTAAATTACTATCTGATACCGACTATTTAAACATAGACCCTAACGAGATTAGCGGCAATCTTGCAAAAGCGCTGTTTAATCCTGTTCAGTATTTTAGTTTTGCATATTGGCTTCCTTTTGGGGCAAGTTTTCCAGATGCATCAGCCGTGGAGAGTGTGCCGGTTGGTTGGTGGAAATTAGATGTTGGAGATAGATTTTGGATACTTGACCAAAATAACGATAGCTTAAAATATCGTTTTAACGTTGCAATCCCCAAGCATCCCGCAGCAGATAGCAAACATTCTTATTTGAAAGCATCCCCGTACAGCACCTATAAAATGTATATGCCTGGTTTTGGCTTGATTGACATTGACAGCAGCAGATTGTATAATGCAAATAGATTGTACGGGAGTCTTGCAATTGACCTTTACACCGGAAACGCGGTTTTGGAACTGTCCGCGCGGGAAGATTATAAAGTCGCATTTCAAACCCTAACAGGCAATGTCGCGGTGCAAATCCAAATCGGACAAATAACAAGCATGGTTAATACCGCAGGTGGAGTTGTGCAGGCAGTCGCTGGCGGTGTAGTTGCCGGTGCACAGTCGTTTTTCCAGCAGGCGGCGGACATTACGCGCAAAGTACACGATTGGATTAACGGAGCCGAAACCCTAGGACTTGACCAAAACGCGACAGCAATTTCCAACGGCATTCAGAGCGGAGCACAGCAGGCGACCGCAGAAAGTGTTTCAAAAGGCGGTCAGGGCAGTGTTGTTGAATATGGCTACACCCCGTATCTGTTAGGCAAGTTTTGGGATTTGGTTGACCAAGCCCCGGAGCATCGCGGTTATCCCGTATGTGAGACCCGCAAAATTGGCAGCTTGTCCGGTTTTATCATGTGTTCCGACAGCGATTTTTCCGCGCCTGCAACGTCTATGGAAATTAGCGCAATTCGGGAACATCTTAATAATGGCTTTTATTTTGAATAAGGGAGTTGATTATAAATGGCAAGCTATCCGCAATGTATCACGGACGAAAGCACAATCACAGTAACCGCAGCATATCCTTATTATTCTGACGGGTCGCACCATGGCGGCATTGATACCAAGCACCCCAATGATTTTCTTACATTTGCACCGCAGGCCGGTACAATTGTCACGGCGCACACTTGGCAAGGCGGAAAAACCGGCAACGATAGTTGGGGTAACTATATCGTAGTAGATATGGGCAATAACCGTTATTGGCTGGCTGCGCATTTTAAGGCACAGACTCATACAGTCGGAGAGGTGCTTAAAGCTGGTGACTTAATCGGTACACAGGGCCAGACCGGCAATGTAACTGGTGTGCATACCCACTGGGAATATTGGGTTGGCGGTCGCTCTACTCGTTACCGTCAAGACCCCTCCCAAATTTTGGGCATCCCTAACGCGGTTGGGAAATATGATGTGACTTGGAGCGCAGACAATCCGCCCGGCCCCGGTCCGGAGCCGCCCACGCCGGGTAAAAAAGCAATACCGGTATGGCTTTTGCTTAAAATGGCAAGGAGGTATAAATAATGCAAGCCGCGCCTTATATGTATGATTATATCAATGCAGAGGTAAGCCAGCACAGCCCCAGTACAGTACACACTAAAAACACAGAGCTGCAACGCTTTTTTGCCCGCTACCTGCTGCAAAAGGCAATGTCTGTATTTAAGTGGGACTTGCCCGAAACGTGGGACAGGGACTACTTTTTGTATGTGCTGTATGGCATCGGCTATATTGCGGTACTCAATACCGACAAGTACGGAGTTATCCCGCAGCAATGCGGGCTTGACGGGTACAACATCTTTTACCAGCCAAAACGCGCACTTATCACAAATCCCTTGCTTAAGGGCTTGCGCAGTTTGGATATTGGCACGCAGTGCACGCTTATCAAGCTGCAACCCGATTATGGCAGCGTAATGGATTTGGTGGGATTTTATGCTGATATGATGGCCTTGACAGCGGAAACCGCAGGTGTAAACCTTGTCAACAGCCGCTTGTCATATGTGTTTTTCGGTAAAAATAAAAATACCGCTGAAAGTCAAAAGAAGCTGTTTGACCGTGTGGCAAGCGGTGAGCCCGCAACATTTGTTGATACTGCGCTTTATGATGTTCAGAGCGGCAACCCCTCTTGGATACCGTTTCAGCAGAATGTTGGTCAAAACTATATCGCAGGCGATGCACTGGCGGATTTGCGCAAGTGGGAAATGATGTTTGATACCGATATCGGTATTCCCAACGCTAACACGGATAAAAAAGAACGTCTTATCAGCGATGAAGTCAATGCAAACAACGTGGAAGTAACCAGCAAAGCAGATTTGTGGCTTGACCAGCTGCAAAAGAGTTTTGCACAGACAAGCAAAATGTTTGGCGTCAAACTTGGCGTGGAATGGCGAAACAAACCGCAGGTAAGCGCAGGAAGTGAGGGCGGAGAAGATGAGTAAAGCAACCTTGTCACTGTTAGGGCTATACCAGTACGACAACACAATTTTTGATGAGCTTGTGTTGCCGGATGGCATGGACAAACAGTTATACATTAACAACCTGTTGATGGAAACTGCGGAAATGGAAGTGCTTTTCTCAAACCCGGCCACTATGCGCTCTGTCATTGGCATTTGGTCAAGCGCACATCTAGACAGCTGGGAAAAGATGTGGCAGACAACCAAACTGGAATACAACCCCATTGAAAACTATGACCGGCAAGAGGATTGGACAGACAACAACAAAACTAACAGCAAGGTGAAAAGCACTGATAAGGGTATTGGCAAAAATCACAGTACCGATATTAGCAAGGCAGCAGGATTTGACAGCGGAAACCTTGTTACCAACGGTCAAAATGACAACGACAGCACCAACGAGAGTACACAGACGGGTAATAGCGAGGGCAATAGCAACGAAGAGTTAAAACACACAGGGCGCGTACATGGCAATATTGGCGTTACCACATCCCAGCAGATGATTGAAGAAGAACGCCGGGTTGCCGATTGGAACATGTACGAGTATCTGATTGATAAGTTCAAACAGCAATTTTTATTGCTTGTATATTAAGGGGGTTTTAGCATGTTTAACACGAGATGGCCTTATACCAATTTCCACGAACTCAACCTTGACTGGCTTTTGGATACGCTTAAAAAGCAGGATGCCGCTATTGCGGATTTTATTTCGCTCAATAGCATTACTTACGCAAATCCGCTGCAATGGGATATTATCCGGCAGTATCCCAAAAATCAGGTTGTGCTTGATACCAACGGGGACGGTTATTTGAGCGTGCAGCCGGTGCCGGTCGGCGTTGAGATTGACAATACCGATTACTGGACAAAAATCGGTAATTTTTCCGAGCTTTGGAGCACGGTCAAATTGGCAATCACGGCAGCAGACGAGGGACTCAAAACCACGGCAAGCGCAGACCGGGCAAGCGGCGACCTTGTATGGCTCAATAATACCCTCTATGTCTGCACCACCGCAATTACACGCGGCACCGAGTACGGCACCAACAACACGGCAAAAACCACAATTGATGCAAGACTTGCCAATTTGGCGCAGGCTGTGACCACGCTGCAAAACAACGTTGCGGATATTAACACCACACTGCCCAACAAAATTGACAAGAGCACAACCGGAGACCTTTCGCAGACGGTCAGCGGGGACTATAACCAGAATGTTGGTGGAACCATGAGCTTAAATTCCGACGGCTCTTTCGTAATCCGTCAAAATAATACGCCGGTACTAACAGCAACAAAATTCGCGCTTACAATCGGGACGAGCGCAAAAAATCTCCCTCTGGATATATACGGCGACCCTAACTTTAAGACTCTGCGGGTATCTAATATTGACGACAATTACGCCAATGTAGATATTAACGTAAATAATAGCACAACTCATTTCTTGGTAAGCCGTACCGGCAAAATTCCCGGCAGTATCAAGCCCTCTCCCCGTAGCATAGAAGAATTTCAGGAACTTAAAAAAGACGGCACGGACGACATTACTGAAACCCTGAACACATATACCAAACAATTCCCGCTGTTTATCCCTGTCGGAATCTATAAAATTAGTGCCCCGGTGCAGCTTAAGCATAGCTTGTATGGTGCATGCGCGTCCCGTGACCCGGCACGCGGCAGCAGTGACACGATTTTACAGTATACCGGAAATCCGACAGCGTTTGGCAGCACCGGCATGCTTACCGTATCCGGCAATGATGTAGACGGCAATGTGGTTATTGCAAATTTGGATATTATTTGCAATGGCATGATTGGCGGCATCGTGTTTACGACAAATGTATACACAGACAATTACATTTATAATGTAAGTATCAGCGGCGTAAAATCCTATGGCGTGTACTTGCAGCCCAGTACAAGCACGTTAAGCCGGTATTGTTATATTGATAATGTGTCGGTATGGGGCTTTAGCGATGTGCACCCGTCCGAGCGTGTTTCCGGCAACGTTGCATTCTACTGGGGCGACCGTGCGCCGGACTGCTGCTGCAATAACCTGCTGGCAATGGTATGTCAAACCGGTTTTGACTGCCGTACTAACGTGTTTGGATGCAACTGGATTACTTACAACGGCATTCCGGCAGGCGGCACCGGCGGCGCAGATGCTAACACTTGGTGGGACAACACCAACGGCCTTAAAGTCACCAACAACGATGTACACATTACCAACCTGTATCTTGATACTTGCCGCCGTGGTATTGTATTCGACGGTCCGGGCAAAGCTGCCGCATATATTAACAACCTGATTTATACGGTTAATGACGACACGGCAACTACCGGAGAGGGCAATGCAGCAATCGCATTGATTGGCACAAGTCCAAGCCCGCAGCTGACTGTTGACGGGGGTATCATCAACCGCAGTGCAAAAGTGTCTACCACGGTGCAGACTATTGGGCACTACCCCGTTACGGCCATGATGTGCAAAATCAATAATGCGTATATCTACACCAAGCGCGAGTATATTTTTGAGGGCAATAACCAGTATATTTGCAAGGCCGGAGAGCACAGATGTATTGACCTGGCAATCACAGATCAGACACAGTACACCATTGCGGGGCAGTCGGAGGCTGGAGACCCTAACCAGTATAAGGCCTTTGCTTATATCCCGATTCCGACAGGTGGCAATACATCGCAGGGATCCATCCGCGTTATGGACCGCAACAACCTGGATTATACCGTCTATATTTCCAACAACCCGGAATCTGGTGGATTGTTTGCAATCAGTGCTGTTGACAACCGGCAACTTAACAAGGCGATTTTCGGTGCAACGACCGGAGCTAACAAGACAGTTACTTGGGAGGTTTCCAATAATACGGATAAACTGTATTATGTCAATGACGGCAATGCAATTATCCTGTACTTTCATCGGCCTGCATCTTATGGAGTTAATGTGCAGGTTACTGGGTTCATGCCGGGTAACTCCCCTGTAATTCTTGACCGTATCCGCAACATGGACGGCACGCCAATGGATTTCCCCCGCTGGAATAATAATAACGGTATGACTGCAATCAAGGTTTTGCGGCCTAACATTTCTTAAAAGCAACAGCCCCTGCCAATACGGCAGGGGCTGTTTTTTTATGATTTGCGGCTTGAGATTTTTGCGCCCTCTCGGAAATACTTATCTAGTAATACTTCGCAAATTGTGGACTCAAATAAAACAATATCGGTATAATAGTACGCAAGGCGAAACCATGCAAAATGAGCGTTAAACATCTGTATGCCGCGTTCTGTGCTTTCATATACCGGGCAATTTCCAGATTTGTGGGTTGTGACATAATATTTTTCTTTCGATTTATGCTTATATATTTCGAGTTCGCCCATAACACATATGGGTTTATACTCAATAATGTTTTGGGGCTTTATCTGGCTGTATTCCTGCCTAAAATCGTTATTGAGCGCCATAGCACTGTATAACTTATCTTTAGTAAGCCGGTACAATGCGGTATTGGCTTTTTGCACCGAGATTGGAGAGTGTTGCAGCATCACAAGAGTAATACCGCGCTCTGTGTCTTGCCACATTTCAGTTTTAGTATCAATCATTTTTTGAGCACGCGAAACAAGCCCCATATCCAAAAACAGCGGGTTTGCAATATCGTTTGCATTAGCAAGACACAGCATTTTAAGGGGCGGTTCGCCTTTTAACTCTCTGTTACGGTTGATTGTTTCATATGCGTTATAGAATGCCGCAGCTTCATTTTTTAGCGGACGTTCATGTTTCTCTGGGATAAATTCATCATAGATGCAAATTTTGCAATCCTCTGCGCTAAAACCGCGCATGTTGGAGATTGTAGAAAGTGCGCAGGTATAACCATACGGCAGGCCGCCGGTGTATTTGCCTTCTTCGTCGACATCATAAAATGCGCTACTACCCTTGGATATCGGAAAAGGTTTGATGTTCAAACCCATATCTTCACAGACCGGCTTGATGGGGCTAAACTCTGGTTTATTAACTAGGTCAATCGCGGTTTGCGTTCGGCGCATGAGCATAAATGTTATACGATGCTCAAGTACATATTTTAATGCGCCATATGTTTTACCGGTGCCGCGTCCACCGACAACCATAATATAAGGAGTTGGCAAGCCCATAATATAATCCATGTTCAGGTATCCACTGTCTAGGTATAGTTTGTTCTTTTTCATCTTTTACTCGCTTTCGTATATTTCAAAAGGGCGGCGGTTTTCAAGCCGCCGCCCTTTTGTTGGGGAGGAATTATGTCAAGAATGGAAATGGTTAGTTCATCTTGCAGCCAATATAATGTCTGCCGTTTTTGCTTTCGCCACCAATGACTTCAATGTCAATAGTGGCAAGGTCTGCGCCGTACTGGTTGGCAACATCAACGATAGCATCAAAGTCGCGTTTGAACGTGCTGGAAATGGTGCTGAACGTGTCGCCTTCGCTGGTAAGCACCGCAAGCACTTCCTGCTCATCGCCCTTGGCGTTGACATCTTCATACAGGGCATAAGCCTCAATATTGAAAGTCGCGCCCTCAAGCGTTTTCATCGAGCGGGAATCGGGGGTGCAGGTCAGGCTATAAGCCTGCTTCATGGTCAGGTTTTCGGGGAAGCTCTTAATGATTTTCATAATTGTTTACTCCTTTTCGTGTGCTTGTGTTTTGTAGCTTTCTGCTACAATTATATGATACTGCTTTTATGGCCAAATGTCAATATCCATTTTCAAAATATTCTTCAAGCCTGCCAATGCCTTTCCGGGTGTAGTCGCAGCGAAAAAGCAAGTCCATGTATTCCGCAGTAATTCCTAGTTTATATGTGCTGTCGCGGATAACAACATTTGATGTAATTGGCAATGTATGACCGTCTATTGTAATGCTGTCTATCTCTGGACTATCGTTATATACGGATTCTGTACCGCCCGCATCCTTAAAAATAAAACCGGGCTTAAATGCATCAATGCCGCCGTGGCGTTCCAGCTCTTTTGCACCCTCTTTTTTGTTTACGCCAGCAATCGTGCAGCAGAGAGGGCTTTCCGGCGTTTCGCGATAGCAATATTTTTTCGCGCCTAGTGTTGCAAATTCGCACATATCATGTTCAGGTTCAAATACACCCATATAATGCATTTTGCCTGATGGGTCCGCAGCATAAGCGCCGGATGCTTTACTGTCTTTGATTCTAGTTTTATTGTATTTTGTCCAGTCAATATCGCCTAGATACTTGACGGAATCAGTATCACAATAAACAAAGCCATCCCCTGCAAGCTCTATGCCCTCTTCAAGCCGATAGCGTGCATTGGCAGTTACCCAAACGCCCCATTGGTAGCACAAAAAGGCGTTGCGCAGATTCTGCGACAATATTTTTTCAAGCGGAGTTTTTTCATCAATTTCAAATTCCTCTTCGGGTGTGTATAATATGGAGCGTTTGCCGGGGTCTTGTGCCATCATGCCGTATATGCTATTGAGCTTATTTTTGCTTTTCATGTAATACAGCTCTTGGCCGGGTACATTCTTCAAACTGGTTTTTGCTCGGTAATAATCTATTGCACATTCGATTAGTTCGCGGGGCAATTTGGCGTAAGTCGATTGCCAACAATCAAACGCTCTAAAACCGCTAAACTTGTACTCTTTAAGGATTATGGCAAGGTCAACATCTGTCACGGTTGTTTCGAGATATTTCGCGCTTAATATTCGCCCGTTGTCGCGGTCTGGGTCAATAACATTCCGGCTCTTGTCAATCGTAAGATACGGGCAACCCCAGCAAGGGTTGATTAACTCAACGTCTGTTAATGCGATACGCATTATTAGCGCTTTGCGGTGCTGGTTTAGTTTCCGCTTGAGGCCATCAAGTGTTATTTCGCCGATAGGTTCAAATGCCCGCATTGGGTACAGACAATTACACAATACATCCGGGTAACTGCTGCTTCGGTCCGCGCTCTGGATTTTGCCGCGCAGCACTTGACCGGTATAATAGCGGTTGGCGTGGGTGTTTCCACCGCGAAACGCTTCGCGCAACATTGTATATAATTCTGCATCGGGCTGGATTGCGCCGAGACGTTCCATTCCCGCGCGCTTCATTGCGGCGCGTGCATCGCGGCGAACATAGCCGGTTGATGTTAGAGGGATTGTGTAGAGGTTGTCATTGTCGTGGTGCATCTCAATGGTGAGGGCTTCACATAGGCCGAGTACATC